GAAGGGTCGCCATGACTAATCCTCAAAAAGGGTTTACGGATGTGGGCGCAGCCCTAGGCTCTATGTGGCGCAGCCATCACGAGCAGACACTCAAATACTAACGGTTAGCTGCAGCTTTCATCCGCTCATATAGGTCGCGGTCTGTACGGAATAGTCGCGACTGCTCTGTGAGGTTGAAGCTATCGCGGTTGAATGGATTGCTCATGCCAGCCGGGATAGCGCCATTGCTGCCGCCGGTTGGTGCACCGCTGCCTTGTGGCTTCGGTTGCTTTTGCATCCATGCGGGCAGTGTCTTGGCCCATTCAGCAACGGGCTTGCGTTCGTAGCCGTCCACAACGACCACGGTGCCATCCGCCTCACGCTGGATCGCATCAGGCGACAGCTTGGTCTTCAGCACGAGGTCAGGATCGTGCACGATGTCAGCCAGTGCCGTGACCGCAGGTGTAACAAGCTCTAGTTCGCGGACGCGGGCTTCAAGTGTTGCGATGCGCTGGTCCTTTTCAGCCGTCGCCTCACGGAACTGCTGCTCCAGAGCCTGTCGTGCCTCTTGGTATTTGCCTTGCGATTCGAGTTGCTGTTGCTCGTAGTTGCGCTTGAACTCCAGCAATTCATCGACATTGACCCCATCAGGCGTCTTGGATTTCTTTGCTGCACGCAGCTCTGCAATCAGCTCTTGATTCTTGCGCTCTAGTGCTTCAACGCTGCGCTGCAACGCTTCAGCTTCAACCCCAGTAGTCGCAGACTCTTGGGTTTGTTGTTCATCAGACATGGATAAGCCGCAGGCTTAATTACACCTCTACGTTACCACTTCTCTTTATCTGCCCAATAGGCAGCAGACATCTTGCCCTTGGCAATGTTGCTAGCGTGACGCGCTTTGAAGGATGCGCGGCGTGCTTTGGCCGCGGCAGATTCACCCTCGCGTGATGGGCTACCGCTAACGCCTTGCTGGCCAAAGCGGATCAGCTTTACCTTGTCGCCTTCCTTGGCGAGCACCGCGTGCGATTTGTTCGGATGCTTTGGTGTCCGCTTCGGCTTGTTGTAGCCGTCAAACTGCTCGCCGCGGTAGGTGATCATTTCTTCGGCTTACGAGGCTTGGCAGTCTTAGCAGCCGCCTTGAACGCAGCAGCAGTAGGCCTGCCGGCTTCACCCTTGCGCGCCATGCGCTCCTTGCTGCCAGCTTCAATGCGCTTGCGTTTAGCGGCGATGTTGGCGTATAGGCCAGGCTTCTTAGCCATCACTTCTTACCCTTGCGTGACTTGCCGGCTTTTGCGAGCGCGATTGCCACCGCTTGCTTTTGCGGCTTGCCTTTTTTCATCTCGGTTTTGATGTTGGCTGATACTGCAGCCTGCGACTTGCCCCGCTTCAGTGGCATCGCGCCATTCCTCAATACCTGTTAACAGTGTAGAGCCGTCTGCTGTTGCCCAGCCCTTGTCGGTGTAGATAGCTGGCACCCATGCCTCGCCATGCAGGGCTTCTACGGGATCACTTGAAATGAAGTAGATGCCAGCATTCTGAAAATGACGGAGGCTAGGCAGGTCCATATTGTGCACGAAGCTGATCTAAGGTTAGCTCTGAGCCATCATCACGGACTAACTTGGCAATGGCGTCAGTCGGGCCATATTTATCGGCAAGCCGGTTGAAATACGGCACCTTGTTAGCGCCCAATGCCTTGGCCTTGGTCTCAAGATCTTGCTTTGCCAGCCACTGCCCATAGGTTTGATCTGCCGGCACCTGACCACCTGCTGATGCACGCTTTGCTGGCGGCGGTGGCGTGAAACCCAGCTCGTCGTAGTCGATCACCGGCACTGTCGTGCTGCGGCAGTTGAAGTGCTGCGGCGGAGTCGGACCCTTGCCATATTCAAACTCGCGGCCATCCAATGCACGGCAAATGCTGCTGGTGCGGGTATCCAGTGTTGCCACATAGCGATACTTTTTAGTGATGTCTTGATTGGCTTCATATACCTGCTGGCTAGCTGCATTGGCTACTTGGTTGATACTGGTGCGCACAAGGCTAACGATCTGATTGTCGGCAACTGCTGTTGCCTGGCCGCCTGCTGCAACTAGCTGCTTCACGGTCTTAGCCTCTTCGCCAAATTCAAGGTTTCCGATCAGCCGCTTGGCAATGGCTGGCGTCGGCTCACCAGTCAGCAGACCTTGCCGCACGACTTGCGAGAACCGCTCAGCTTGATCCACGGCAATGCCGCGGAATGCTTTGGTAACCACTTCGCCATTGGGCAACGTGATCGTGGCGCCTTTCGCTGCGGTAAGGCTGAACGTGCCGATGCCAGCCTGTTGCGCTAGGGCTTCTGCGCCATAAACCGATTTGAATAGATCATCACTAAGTGCCACCACGTTGATCTGCGTCGGGTCAGTGGTTACCACTGACTGCGCAAATTGCGGGCTGATCTCCACGGTGCGCACTGCATCACGTGCACCTGCTGGCAATGCACGCCGCAGTTGATCGGTCACGAACTCAGATTGCAGCTCTGCAATGCCTTGCAGCTCTAATGCTGTCAGCTCAGTTGCATCACCTGCCCATGTTGCCAGGCTGTCTTTTAACTGAGCAAGAATCGCCCGCAGCCGTGCTGCCTTGACTGGCGCCGACAGCTCATCAATGGTGCGCAGTTGATTGACCGCATCAATGATGATGTCGTTGTAAGCATTGATGACGCGCCGCGCAACGCTATTGCTGTAGCGGTTGAGGTCTATTGCATTGCGATATAGCGCTTCTGGTGTGCTCATCGTTCAATGCCAAGATCTTCCGGTTGATAGCCGCTGCGGATGCTGACATTAGCGCCGCGGTTCAATGCAGTGGTGACCAATGCAGCGAATGCGTCATAACCGTTTTGCCCGTCTTCGTACAAGATCGTTTCGTCAATTTCATCTGGTCTGCCTTCCTTGTACCAGCTGATCCGCACGATGGCTAAGACCTGTTCCGGCAAGGCGCTAACGTGATAATCAAGCTCTTGCCTCCTCGGTTTCTTCGGTTCCATCCAGATCATCAGGTCCACTAAGCGGTCGGTCACCCAGTCCAGCAGGTTGTAGATCAAGCCCCGCATTGGCCGTAGCTTCAAGCTCCTCATCCACGTTAAAGTCGTCGCCTAGCACATCGCCTTCGGCAAGCTCTCGCAGTAAGGTTTCTTGCGTGATGGTGCCTGCGGTGTAAAGCTGCAGCAGCGCTTGGATTTCCTGCGGCTCAAGGCGTGTGCCGAGGAAGTCACGGTTGACATAGCTGCTGCCAGGAGATGTGTTGTTGCCGATGTACTGCGCATGAAACTGCAAGCAGTTGTCGATCATGTCCTGCACGTTCTGCGCAATCACCATCATGGTGCTGTCGCCTTGGCTGCGATCAATGCGCTTTGCCTCAGCAGTTTCAGCAGATAGCTTCTGGCCCAGTACTGCCGACAGACCTAGCTCATTGATCTGCAGTGCAAGCTGCTCAAGCCTGCGGAACTGATAATCAAAGCTGCGGCCAGCGGGTTCGATGTATTCAGCGCGGCCATCAGCAGGGAATGCAATTGCCTCGCCGGGTCCAGCGCTAACTTCCTCTGCTGCAGATGGGAAGCCATAAAACGCCAGCATCGGCACGGCGCTGATGTGGAGCTGGTTATCGAGGTCGCTTTGGATCTGATATGCCTTGAGGTTCAGCTCGGCGATGTCTTCCAGCGGCGGCCGTGACTCCATGAAGCCATGCCGCTGCGCATAAGCAACTGAGAAAGGAATCTCACTGAGGCTTGTGCGGCCCTCGTCGACAACCTTAAAGTCGCCGTTATCTTGCTTTTGATGCAGTTGAAACTCACCTGGCGTCAATACACGGATTTGCTCTACTGCCTTCTCGCCAAACTCGCCATCAGGCACGGTGACAGTCTCGGCAAGTCGCAGTTGCGTCAACACCTGTCGGCCTTCCTGCTGCTCAGCACGCCAGCCAAGGATCTGCCGTGGTGTATATGTCACCCAGTAGGGTCTACCCCCATCAGAAGGTGCATCCACCAGTACACCAACGTGGCCATAACGGACCATCTTGCGCGTGGTTTCGTAGGTCCAGACGTTGAGGTCATTGCCTTGCAGGTCAACATCAAACAACTGCTCGCGGATCACGTCTGCTGTGTCATCAAGTCGCACTGGCTTGCGCGTTAACATGCCAGCCAGCATCCGCTCTAGACGCTGGTAATACGGCGACACTACGCTGCGTGCTAGGCGGTTGTCGTAGGACTCATCCAGCTCACGCGGCTCCTGCGGCAGGTAACGGCGATGCTTGCGCCGCATCCCATAGGTGCCGCCCAGTAGATCTTCGATCAGGATCCAATGCGGCTCTTGTGCATACCACGCCGTGTTGGCATCTTGCACGCGAGTAACGCGGCGCTGCGCAATCGGCCGGTCGTAGTTGTTAAAGCCGGTGTACATTACAGCGCCGCAGTCATGAATGCAGTTTAAGCAGCAGTCAGCGTGATGCTATTGCGGCCAATCTTGATGTCAAACTCAGCGCCGGGCTCGTATCCCATCTCGCGTAGGTAGCCGTCACCAATCTGCAGCTTGCCGTTGAATTGCACCTTGGCCTTGTAGGTCAGGCCGCGGCCACGCTTTGCTGTCTTGCTGCCTAGGTCAACGCCTTTGGCTTCCAGCAGCGCCTCATAGAACTGCGTGAATGCCACGCGATCCTTGATCACGTAGCCGCAAGCGCGCACCAGTTCGGACTTGGGCGCATTGCCCAGTTCTTTGACCTTGGCGAGTAGTTCAGCACCCTTGAGCATGGGTAGAGTTAATGATTGGCGGAATCAATATAGCCTGATGCCTGTAGATCGCCCAGCACCTGCGTGCAATGGGTTGAATTCACGCCATACCAAGTAGCCGAGCGCGTCGTTCATGTGGTCATGGCCGGCATCCTTGTCCGGTTCGCCCTTGTCGGTGTAGCACTGCAGCTCCAGGCATTCGATCAGCCGCTTGCAGCGCTGGTGGATGGTGAGCCTGACCTGACCTTTGCCGTTTTCCAGCAAAGCCTGAACAGCAGCCACGCGATCACGGACGGGAGGATTTGCACGTGGCGACTGGTTTGACATGCCGTAGGACTCCAAGATTTGGATGTCGGTCTGGCTTGCGTTGGTGCTGCGGTTACCGCCGCTGGCATCTGGGTAGATGTAGATACGCCGCTGCGGGTAACGCGCTTGGATCTCTTGCGCCAATGCATCGGTGTCATGGGCGCCGCTGATCTCATCAATCACTAGCAAGCTGC